TTAAGCGGATGAATGTGCCCAAGATATTAACCACCGTGCTTAAAGCAACGCCAATTGCTTGAATTGCCACCTTTAGTGCGCCACCAAATAAAGGAGCCACATAATTTTTTAAGAAATTAAATAATGTTTCAAATTCGTCTTTATTATTCATTACCGCAGTTTTTATATTATTAAAAGCATCTTTTAAGCCCTCAAAGACTGGCAAAAATATGCGTTTAGCAAAATCGACATACTGGTCGAAAACTGCTTTCAATCCCTTTGTGCCACCTATGCCATCAGTAAATGCGCTGACTGCTGGAACGACATATTGCACAATGACATCAACCAAAGGCGTGATTGCATCAAGAATAAAGCTGCCGACTGTTTCCTTGCCCTCATCAAATGCAATTTGCAAACGGCGCAGTTTGCCATCAAATGTGTCAGCCTGTGCGCTTGCCTGATCTCTAAAGGTGCTTGCCAAAACTCTAGTTGCAGCATCAAAATCTTTTTGTTTAATGATAGATTCATCAATGCTCACGCCAAGTTTCTTTAATGCACCAAAATTGCCATCATGTGCGCGAGCCAATGCCTCTGAAACGGCAGTTAAACTTTTACCGCTGCCAGCCGAAATATCTAAAGCAAGAGTTTGAAGCTTCTGAGCTTCCGTCACATCTTTTGTTGATCTAACCAATCGATCTAAACTTGGGCGCAAATTTTCATCAGTTACGCCATAGGCAAGTGATGTTTTTAAGATGTAATCTTCAGTTGCCTTGATTTGGTATTCAGTTGCACCAGTTACATTTTGCAAACTTTTAGCCAGTTTTAATTGCGCAGCTTCATCTTCAATTGCCGATTTAACGCCATCAATGGCAAGTTTGCTTGCATAGGCGGCAGCAGCTACGCCAGCGGCTAAAAATGCAGCTCCGGCAACCTTTGAGAATTTCTGAATGCCAGCTTCAAAACCACTGACATTATTATCGGCATTTTTGAGATTTTTTTGGAAATTATCGATGTCGGCAAGCAGTTTGAGCGTAAGTGTTCTTGAACCAGTTGCCATCAGTTATCCCACTTTCCTGCAATCTTCTGAAATGCCTGTTCCCATTCTCTCACGATGTAAGGCTGCTCACGGCGAAGCGTTGGATAAATAAACCAACCATTTGAGCCACGACCTCTTTTGCCTGACCAAATAGGAAATTGATGAAATTTATTTGAACCAAATTCGTGACCGCCCCAAAGCATTTGGGTCGTGCCGCCACCGGAAAACTTTTGAGATGCAAAACCAATTGAAAGCTCACCAATTTTGGATGATTTTTTGACCCTTGCACCCTCAGCAATGCGAGTTGCGGTTTTTGCATTTTCACCACGACCCTGCGCAGCACCAATGATTTTATTTTGTAGATATGCAGCTAAACCGCCAGATACCTCTTTGGCTTTATCAATAGCCTCTTGATCCATAGCTTTGAAAGCGCGATAAATGGCTGAGAGTTCTGACTTATCAAATGCCAAATCAAAATTAGCGTTTTCAGCCATTGTTACGCCTTTCCAGAATCTCTATTGCCGTAAGTAAATCTTCAGCCGATTGAAACTCCGATGGTGCTATTCCACCAGCTAAAGCAATCTCCCAAATTATTCGGGAGATGCTTCCGGCTGGATGGCTTTTGGGTTTGCTTCACCGACTAAGACATCGATAACGCCCTCGCACCACACTTCAAAAGGCTTGACTGGATTTGACCCTGCGGTTTCTCGCTTCATCGCATGATACGCAAGGAAGAGAAGATCATGGAGCCCCATCTTCTCTTGCGCTTGCGAAATCGTGTTACCTGTCTTTAGCTCCCATTTAACCCACTCCGGCGGTTGAGCCGTGTAGGTTTCCTGCTTGCCGTTTGTGTATTCAATTGTTATTGGTAACTTCATTGCTCCCGATCTCCTTTTTAACTGAATGTTTCAGTAACTGTGCCTTGATAGACCTTAAAGTTCCAGCTAACTGTCTGTGCATCAATTCCTGCACCGCCAGCGGTTGGAAAATCCGGCATAATGCCGAAAACAAATTGAGCGCCTGTCGCAGCAGTCAGCGTTACGCTGATTGCGGTGTCAGGTGCTGATTCAGCTGCTGCCCAAATAGCTTCGCATACTGAATCTGTCTTGCCCCAATCGGCAAGCATTTCGAGAGCAAAAGTGCCTGAAAGATTTGTGGTCTTGTAAGCCTCGCCATCGAGAGTTTGATAAGTCTGGCGCTCATTCACCTTTGTTAGCACCGCGCTAGTCGCTTGCGCCTCGATGTCTGTGCCGCCAGTAAATGAGAGCGAGATATTGCGCCCTGTGATTACTGTGGTTGCCACTTTGTTCTCCTTAGATTGTTTGTTGCGTGTAGTTAGTGCTGATCGAGATGTCCGCGACCAGCAAATTTGTTGCACCTACTTGGGTGATGTTTGGGCGAGTTACATTGCCGACTGTGTAATTTGTCGGTATTACGCCCATGATGGCAATAATCAATTGCTCTAAATTGTCAAGAGCTCCGGCATTTGAATAATAAGCAACGGCGGCAGTCACGACAAAATTGATTTTAACGCGCACGGATTGATTGCCAATAAATTCGCTTTCAAGATATGGCTCATCTGGAACGATGATGCAAGCTGGCGGAATGACGGTTTCCGGCGGCTCTGAATAAACGGATGCAGTTACTGAAGCAAGCGATGTCGCTAGCGCATCACGCACATTGGTTGCAATTGTCGTTGGTGTTGGCATTACTGAGCCATGCTTCCGACTTCGACATATTTAGCAATAAGCGAATAAACGCGGCTTGCCAATGATCTGCCCATTCGATATGGCGTTGGATTGAAATCGACACCCTCAAATTGACCGCCAGCTGCGGTGATTGACTGGAAAATTTCCACGCTGATAATTGTGGTCGCGCTTTCAATGTCCGGATCAGATGCGTAAAGCGTGGCAGCATCTTTGCCTGACACATAAACTGTGCCAGCTGGAATGACTGGCTGATAAGTCAAATCTGCTTCGTTTGTTGCAATGCTAAACGCGTAAGGTCGAGAATAGGTGTCTGTGACTGTCTGTGTGCCATTAAACGCGCTCGCGGTACTTGCAATTGTGATTGTCTGATTATCCACAAATTGATTTGGCAATTGTGTGGTGAAAATAGCAGTGCCATTTTGTATTTCGTAACCTACGATTTTATTTGAATAGCTTTCCAATAGCGGCAAAAGGATGCCCTCAGCACTATTGATTATTCCATCCAAGTAAGCATCAGAATATAAGGATGACGAAACGCCAAGCACTGTGCGCAGTTGGCTTGCGGTAATAATACTTGGCATTTCGTATCCTCTCTGATTAACCTATTCGGGAGCGACTAGGTTAGAGATCAAGTTAGATTGAAGCGGCGAAGACCACCTGCAAAGGTAACTCCTGCTGCTACGAATCCAAATAGTTCTAACTCAATTTCGCCTGTTGATGGCACATTGGTTTGAAGTGTTAGAGCTGGGCTTTCGTAAATTTCGATTGAGCCCTTTTCAATGATGAATGAAGATTCATCGATCACTGTTGAAACCATGTTTGCATCTACATAGTAATCAAGACCCATCACATTGCCGCGAAGCGATGTTGGTGCAGTCTGACCAGCAGAGTTCATTGGCTGACCTGCGTTGTAAATTGGTCGACCAGTTGTATCAGTTGCGCCCATCAATAAACTCCAAGTGCCGACACCTGAAACCAATGATGTTGCAACGCGCTTTGTTGCGTTATACGCAGCAGCAGCTTCAGTTGAAACGAATGAGATCATTCCAGCTGAAGTTGCAGCGGTTGCAGTTGCCTGTGTTCCGCCAGCGGTGATTTGTGCAATTACATAAGAATCAATTGCCTGTGCATAGCCATCGCGTAGGTTCTGGAGCATAATTTCATAGAATGATGGATCAGAACGAAGCAAAAGCTCCTGAGAATAGCGTTGGAAGCCAGCCTTTTTAATGACTGTCGCGTTGATATAAGCTGAAGTGATTGGATCAGTTCCGGTTGTATCTCCACCCTCAGCAACTGTTGCTACTGACGCGTTCTGCGTAATTTTAGGGATAGACACTGTCATACCAGCTTGTGGAAGTGGGCGTGTGCCACCACAAGCATCTACGACTGGGCGAATTGATGTGGTGTTGGTTGCTACTTGACGGACATAAGCAACTGGTGAGAATGCTGGGTTGGTTGTGAATGAATCATCAGCTGCCATGACATACTGACGAGAATCTTCATTGCCTAACTTAGCAAGGATTGAATGTTGCAGGTAAGTTCCACCTGAAACAATTGGTGAGCGTGGTGATGTAAAAGCCATTGGCTTTGATGTTGCCTTTACGGCTTCAGATGCTTCTACCGCTACATCATCGGCAGGAGCTGGAACGGTAGTGTCTGACACTTGTTCTCCTTCGTTTGGATTTGTGTTTGCATCTGAAACTTCATCAGCTTCAGAATTTTCTTTTGGCGCTTCTTCTTCGCCCTCATTTGCAGCGACTTCAGTAACTCTTGCAGATCGCACCGCTGGTTCGCTGGTAAGCGCGACACCCTCAAGCGTGCCTTTCAAAACTTTCATGGTTCCATCTTTTGCGACTTCGTAATCATCGACCTTTAATTCAACGCTGAATCCATCGCGTAAGCCATCCATTGCTTCAACAATCGCATCATTGCCAGCAGTCGTTTTTGAAATCTTAAATGTTGCGTTGATTGCTTTTACGCCATTTTCTTCGGTAAATTCCATCGAAAGCGCTTTTCCAATCCTGCGTGTTCTGTCATGTTCTAGGTTTAGCAAAACTAACTTTGGCTCGATTGAACCTTGCGCGAAAACCACGCGACCAGTTGAAGCATTTGCTACTTCATCGAATGCGACAATGCGACCACTAATAGTGCGGCTTTCATCATCCGCAGCGGTGATTGTCATTGGCATATTTAGTTTCATTTAATCATGTCCTCTTCTTCGCGGATTTCTTCAGCCGACATTGCGCCAATGCGGTTGAGAATTTCATAAACCTGCGCGCGCTCATAAGCTGAACCGCGTAAGTAATCGTCTAATGAGAATTTGCAAATTTGTGAGCTAGGTAGGAAGTCCGGCATGGATAACCTTTGCTCAATGCTTGTCATCAATGGTCGAAGTGAGAAATCAACCAGTGTTTGTCTTGCCAAATTAGCATTGGCGTAAGTCATCGATGAACCACTCTCGGCATCCAAGAAGTAAGCTGGTATTCCGATGGCTCGCGCCAATTCTGTTGCAATGTATGAACGCGCCTGGTTTAATTGAAGTTTCTCAGGATCATAACCAATTGTTTCAAGTGATACATCAGCATTTAGAAATGCAGTTGCGCGATTTCTACGCGCTACGCCCCAAGATTCCAGAAGTTTTGCAATGCGATCTGCTGGAAGAGCTGAACCATTTGATTTCAAAACCATTGTTGGCGCTGGCTCTTTTGCATACATCGCAGCTGCGCGCTCTAACTCTGCACCAGCTCTAATTGTCTTACCTGCGCGGTTTAATAGACCCTCATCGCTGCCATAAAATACGACTAATGAACCTACGCCCTCAGTCGGAAGCGGCACACCATCAACGACATAGTATTCAATTTCTGTTGATAAACGATTGGTAACAATTTGAACGCGCGTTGGATTGATGCGCACCATGTCGCGCACTCTGTTGGTGTCAGCATAGAGCTCTTGAATTTGCGCATAGGCGTAACCATAGAAAAGCAAATCTTCTGCAAGCCATGTGTAAGTGACTGCTGCATTAACGCGGCGATCTGGTAATGAAATTGATTTTGGCGGATCGATTTCAGTTCCGCTTGCTTTATCCCAAACTTCTAGCGGCAGAGCTGCAATTGCGCTGCAAATAATGTTACGAGCGCGCGCTACTGCCGGAACGCTCATCGCTTCTTCACGCGTTGCAGTTACTGTGCCATTGAAAGGAATAATTAAAGAATCAATGGTTGGTAATGGAAGAGCTGCCGCGACATCGGCACTTGTCGGCTCGATTGTCTTAACGCGGAATTGATCCAATAAACCCATGCGCGTATTCTCGCGTAGGCTTATACGCTACATCGCTAAAATGTCAATCTCCACCTCTGGGCGTGTCGCAAAATGTGTTGCAAGCGCGGTTGCCACTGCTGCGCAAACCGCTTGACCAGATGCCCTACGCCCAATAATCCAACCATCATTTCTCTTCAACGCTACGGCACTGAGCATTTGTTTTGTGAGCTCTTCTTGACCTCGATGGCGAAGTCGCTGGCTATTTATAGCGCCCAAAAGCTCATCGCAGCTCTGCGGATAGGCAGCATCCATTTCAAAGATTGGAATGCCAGCAGGTTGCATTCTTGCCGCTACCGCACCCGATGTTTTGCGCGAATAGAGCAAATATTCAATTGGATATTTGCGAGCATAAACCGCTGCCTCATTGGCAATTGCTTTATCATCTAATTGCAGCTCATTCTCCCAAGTGTGTAAGAGCTTTACAACAAATTGCTCATTGTCAAGCTTTTGCGCACCAACCAGCGCAGCAAATCTGCGATCTGGGCTCATGTCGATTGCTAGCCATGTCAGTTTCTCGG